CCCTTCTTCGTGCGACCGCACCGAATGAGTTTGTTGGGGGGAGCGTGTGATGGCTGGAGTGAAGGGCCGGTCGGGTGGCCGGAACGCGAAGACGGTCACGGAACATGCCCTCAATGGCACGTTCGACAAGGCGCGACATGGCGAGACCGTGAACCCTACGCCGCCATCTGGGATGCCGCGGCCGCCGAAGCCCCTGGATGGTGACGCGCGGTCGGAGTGGGATCGGATGTTGACGCGCCTGCAGTTGTCGCGGACCTTGTCCGTGGTGGACGACGGCATGTTGTATCAGCACTGCCGGCTCTTCGCTGAAACCGAGGAACTGGTGGAGGAAAAGGCCGAGGCCAGGGCCGCGGTGGATCGGCTACTCGAGTCGCAGGGCGATGTTGACAAGGGCGATCTGCTGGCGTTCTTCCAAGAGCTCGGCAAGATGCAGAAGCTGGCGGCGTCGTATGACTCCAAGTTGCGCTCGAATCGCATGGCGCTCCGGGTGTCCTATGTCGAATTCGGGCTCACGCCGGCCAGTCGTGGGCGCGTGAAGGTGGCGGACACGCAGCCTGATGACGATCCGTTTGCGGAGTTTGATGGCGCGCAAATCCAGTAATGCGGTTGATGCGTACGCCGCGGCCGTGGTGGCGGGTGAGGTGCCTGCGGGGAAGTGGCATCGGCTGGCCTGCGAACGGCACGTCCGCGATCGTGGACGTGAGGGGACGCCGGGGTTTCCATATCGGTTCGACGTCAAGAAGGCCGAATTGTTCTTCAGATTTGCTGAACGTCTGAAGCACTACCGCGGGGAGTGGGCCGGCCAATTCATCCGGCTCGAGCCGTGGCAGAAGTTTATGACGGGCTCTGTGTTTGGGTGGGTCCGCACCGATACTGGGCTGCGGCGATTTCGCACCGCCTTCAACCAGGTACCGCGCAAGAACGGCAAGACACTGATCGCCGCGATCGTCCTACTCTATGTCACGTTCTTCGACGGCGAACCTGGCGCGGCCGGGTATGTCATTGCGACCAAGCGCGATCAGGCGCGGATCGGATTCACGGATTCTAAACAACTCGTCCTGTCGAGCGGCCTGAAAGATCGCATTACGGTCATGGTGGCGAATCTGCACCGGAAGGACACCTCATCAAAACTGGAACCCTTGGGCGCGGATCACGATTCGACGGACGGGCTAAATCCGAACGTCGTACTGGTCGATGAATTCCATGCCATGAAAGATCGCGGAATGATCGACGTGATGGAAACGGGGACGGGCGCGCGGCGTCAGCCGTTGATGTACGAGATCACGACCTTCGGCGACGACATTGTGTCGCCCTGGGGTGATCAGTTCACCTACGCCTGCCAGATTCTTGAAGGCGTGTTGGTGGATGAGACGTTCTTCACGTTTACCGCCCATGCCGATCTCGAGGATGACTGGCAGAGCGAGGCGGCGGCGCGCAAGGCGAATCCCAATTATGGCGTGTCGGTGAACGCTGAGGATTTGGCCTCCAAGCGCGCGAAGGCGCGCGGGATTCCCGCGGCGGCGGCGGCGTATCGGCAGAAGCATCTGAATCAACTCGTGAACGCGACGGCGCCGTGTTTGTCATTAGAGGGTTGGAAGGCCGGGCAATCCATCTGGATCGAAGACGAGATGCGCGGCCAGCCCTGTTACGTCGGCGTCGACCTCGCCAGCAAGATCGACCTCTGCGCCCTGTCGTATTTGTTTCCGCCGACCGGATCGCGCGCATCGTGGCGCGTGATTCAGCGCCTCTGGACCCCTGGAGACACCTTGCCGGATCGGTCGCATCGAGATCGGGCGCCCTATCCGGTCTGGGTGGACCAGGGCTGGATCATGGCGCCGGCCGGCGTGTCGCTGGATCACGATCTCGTGCGGCAGGAAATCCTCGCCGGCCGGAAGCTGTTCAAGATTCTCCAGATTGGTTTTGACCCGTGGCACGCGGACACGCCGATCAAAAACCTCACGACGCTCGACGGGTTCCCGCCAGACCAGGTACTCGAGGTGCGGCAGACGTTTCAGGGCATGAGCTCCGCCTGTCTGGCTATGCAGGCGGACATTCTCGGCGGATTGGTCGATGCCCGGTCTTGCCCGGTGACGGCGTGGGCCGTGTCGAACACGGTCGGGCAGATCGACGGGAAAGACAACCTCATGTTTGTGAAGGGGAAAAGCCGCGGGCGGATCGATCCGGTGGTGAGCCTGACGATCGCGCGGGCGTTGGCGATTCGGAATCCTGAACTGAAACCGCGTAAGGCCGCGGCCGTCTGGGTGTAGGAGTTTGGGCATCGGTATGGTCTGAATGGAGAGGCGCATGGCTGAAGCGAAGGCGAAGAACCTCCCGATCACGGCGGCGGATGTCGTGGTGTTCGTCGGGTTGGGCTGTCTCACCACTGGCGCGTGGTCGGTCGTGGGATTGGCGGCGCTGATGCTGCCGGGCCTGGTGCTGGTGTGGTACGCCTTGCCGACACGCCCGCCGTTTGTGGCGACGACGGATCGGGAGCGGTAAATGGGCGTGCTGGCGCGACTGCATGAGGCGCGGAGTTCGTGGACCGGGCCGTACTCACTGCGCGATCCCGCGCTGAAGAAGTTGTACGCAGACGGCGGGATCTTCGGGCACACGCCGACGATTGCCGGCGTGCCCGTATCGAACGCGATGGCGCTGATGTACTCGGCCGTCTTTGCCGCGGTGAACGTCCTTTCATCAGACATCGCCAAAGCCCCGCTCAATCTCCGCAAAACGCGCCAGAACGGCGGCAGCGACCTGTATCTCGACTCGCCCGTCTATCAACTGCTCAAACACGAGCCCAATTCAGAGATGGGCGCGATGAATTTCCGCCAAGCATTGACGGCCCACGCCCTCACGCTGGGTGGTGGCTATGCGGAAATCGAACGCAACGGCATGGGCCGTCCAATGGCGCTCTGGCCGATCACCCCAGACCGCATCAAGCCCGTCCGCGATGAACGCACGGGCCGGCTGTATTACCTTGTGGACAACCGTGACGAGTTAGACGCCGCGGACGTCCTCCACATTCACGGCCTCGGGTATGACGGCACCTGCGGGTATGCCTTGCTCGACTTGGCGCGGCAGGCGGTGGGCCTGGGATTGGCCGCGGAACGATTCAACGCGGCGTTCTTTGGCAACAACTCGACCTTCGGCGGCGTGATTGGCTTTGACCAACGAAAAGAACCCGAAGAGTTAGTGGAGTACGGCAAGCGGATCAACGAGACCTCAAAAGGCGCCGAGCGCGCGTTCAAGTTGCTCCTGCTCGACGATGGCGCGAAGTACACCCCGTTCGGGATGACCAATACCGACGCGCAGTTGGACGAACTCCGCGACAAACAGGTCGAGGAAGTCTCGCGCTACTACCGGATGCCGTTGCACAAGCTGAACAACCTGAAGCGCGCGACGTTCTCCAACGTCGAGCAGCAGGATTTGGAGTATTACAAAGGCCCAGTGCTCGACTGGATGACGCTTTGGGAGCAGGAATGTAACCGGAAGTTGATCGCCAAGGTCGAGCGGCGGATTCAGTTCTTCAAGCACAACGCGAACGTGTTCCTGCGCGGCGATATCACGAGCCGCTACACGGCGCTGGGGATTGCGCGCGACAAGGGCGTGATCAACGCGAACGAATGGCGCGATCTGGAGGACATGAACCCGCAGGACGGCGACCAGGGCGAACAGTACCTCGTGCAGTCCGCGCAGATTCCTGCCGATCAGATCGGGGACTTCACGGCCGCGCAGATCAAAAAGACGCTAGCGGACGCGGAGAAGCCAGATCCCGTCGCGCAGGGTCCGTCTCAGACGGAACTTGATGCGGCGACTGATCGCGCACGGAAGGCCGAAGCCTTGGCGGATGAGTTGCGCCAGCAGTTGACCGACGTTCAGCAGAACGCCGCCATGAACGCTGACGACGCGCGGGCGACAGAGAGTCAGTTGCGCGCTCAGATTGAGGCAGTTGATCAAGTGGTCGCGCACGCGCGGGATGCCGTAGTGCGGCTGGAATCTGAACGCGAAGCCGAGCGATTGCTCTTGTCGGCCGAAACACTCGCCCGCGAAGCGGCGGAACTGGCGGCGACGGAAGCACGGAACGCGGCCGAGATGTCCGAGGCCCGTGCGGTGGCGGCGCTGTCGGATGTGGCGACTGCTAAGGATGAGGCGGTAGAGGCGCGACGTGCCTCCGAAGCGGTGACGGCGCATGTGGCGACGATGGCGGCCGACAAACTGGCGGCCGAGGCGCTCGTGGCTGAAGCGCAGTCACGTCTGGCCGTGGCAGAGCAGGCCGTGCGCGACATGGCGGCATCGGTCGAGGCGCGCGGTGTCGTCGTGTCCGACCAAGTGGCCGCTGCAGAGGCGACGGCGGCTGAAGCGCGGCAGATGGCCGAGGACGCGGCGGCCTTGGCGCAGACAGCCACAACTGAGAAAGCACTGGCCGAAGCGGCAGCCACCGAAGCACGGGCGATGCTGGACGCGGCGATGGTGCGCGTGATCGAGTCTGAGCGGGCCGCAGGACAGGCGCAGGCGGCATCGGTCGAGGCGCGGAGCGTGTCCGAGCGGACAGCCGCCGAGGAAGCTGATCGGCGCGTGGCCGAAGCCGTGGCCGATTTGGCGCGGCAGTCACAGGCGCGCGTGGAAGCCGATGCCGCTCGGCAGGCGCGCGTGGTCCAGCGGATGCACGAGGAACGGCTGCGGATCATGCGCGGCGCCTTGGACCGGGAATGCGACCGCGCCAGACGCGCCCAACAGACGCCCACGAAGCTCAAGCAGTGGATCGAGACGTGGTACGACGGCCACGGCGAGATGATGGCCGCGAGCCTTCTGCCGTCCGTGCGGACGCATCTGGCGTTTATCGGGTCGGACGAGGACGCGGGCGAACTCACGCGGCGGATGGTGGACGGGCATGTTGCCACGTCGCGCCGGCAGTTGGCTGGCGTGGCGGATCTGGACGGCGACCAGTTGGCCGCGGAGCTGGCGGGATTGCTCCACCGATGGGAAACGGAACGGGCGCAGACGATTCCCGATGCGCTGATGGCGAAGGAGTTGGCCTATGTCCGCAGTCAGTAAGCCCGCGTGGGAGACCCGCTACGTCGGCGTGGAAGGCCGCGCCGAACTCAGCGAGGACTCGCGCATTCGCGGGTATGCGATCGTGTTCAACGTCCTGTCGGTGGACTTGGGCGGGTTCCGTGAGCGGATCTTGCCGTCTGCCGTGGACCGGACACTCCGAGAAGGCTTGGACGTGAGGGCCTACTTCAACCACGACACCGACAAGGTGTTGGGCCGCACGCGCGCCGGCACGTTGCGATTACAGAAGGACGGCCACGGACTCCGGGCCGAGATTTTCCCGCCGTCCACGACGATGGCGAAGGATCTCATGTTGTCGGTGCAGCGCGGTGACGTGACCGGGATGTCGTTTCGGTTTCGTGCGCTCGATGACCAGTGGGGGACCGAGGACGGGATGCCGATCCGCGAGGTGTCCGACATGGTGATCGGCGAGGTGAGCGTGGTCAGTGAACCGGCCTACCCGGATACATCGGTGGCGATTCGGTCGCTGCAGGCGTTTCAATCCGTGCAGATTCCCAAGCTCCAACGGTCGCCAGAATTTCTACGGCGCTACCTCAAGGCGAAGTCGTGAACAAGCGCGGACGGCCGCGACTGTCTGAAGAACCCACGGTGAATCTGTGCGTGCGGCTGCCGGTGTCGGAATTTGACCGACTAGCGCGTCAAGCGCAAGAGCGTGACGTGTCACTGGCGGCGGAAGCGCGTCGGCTACTGATGCGCGCTGACGGCAGGCTTATCCATGAACGAGTGTGATGGAGTTCATTTAGTGTCGTACTCGTCGGCAAACCACGTCAGCGAGAATGGGCCGAGTTGGATCTTTTTGCAGTATGTCTCTGGTGGGTTGTGAAGGCGCATGCTCCAGAATCTCAGCCGAGGACGGAATTCTAGTATCCAGTCGCGCGAGAGAATATCGCTGTTGTGGCCAGGGCAGCCCGTGGTCAGCCACAGTGACCAAAGATAACTATCTAGGCTCCCTTTGATCTTGACGGTCCTGAACGAGTCCATGTTGCTGTGTTCGTAGCTGTAGGGCGTTCGCATCTATTCCCCTTTGAAAAAGGCACGGACGGACCATAAACGGCCCGTCCGTGCCTTACTGTCTGCGGACCCTGAACTAGCACAACACAGCCTGCATTGCCGAGTTCGTGCCCGTACGCGACTAGCAGCGCAGAGCCCATGCGATCCACGCCTGCCTTACCGATCCGTGCCACTACTTGCCCTGACTAACCTGCGATTACGCTCTGTGCCAATCCGTGACACGCCCGAACTCTCTAGGCCAGTACAGTCCTCGCCGTGCCTCGCCTGCCTTGCCACACAGTGCTTCGCCTTACCGCGCCAAAACTTGCCACGCCTAGCCTCGCCTGCCGTGCCTGCTATGCCTTGATGCGCCCGACCAAGGAGGGCCTGTCCCGACCGTGCCGAGCCTCTCCTTGCCAGTCCTTGCCTGCTATGCTGTTCAACGTTCGCGCCACTTCGTAACTAGCCAATACCAGCCTGCCATGCGAAGCCCCGACGTGCCTCAACGCGCCAATCTGGGACACGCAAGTCCGTGCCTGCTTTTCCCTGCCCAAATCACTATTCGATGCCGACACGAAACTGAACGGACGTGCCGTTCCATCCGCCACCAGCGTCCTGCCCGACTGACTTGATTCGCCCGGCGTCTGCGGCCTCAATGATCTTCTTGCCGACGCGGCGGCCGAACTCCTGAAGATCGCGACACTTCATGGGTTTGGTTTTCTTGGTTTTCATCTGCCTGCTCCAACTGTCTCTCGTTCATCGGCGACTGTGACCACTTGGTCTATCGCGGCGAACACGTCGGCCAGTTCCGTGAGCGACCGATAGCGAGACTTGAATCCGATCAGGTCTTGCTTCGCGTCGGCGAGTAGTTGCGCTCGGTGCTGTTCGTCCGACATCGCATCCACCATCAGCCGGTACCCTTCGCCGTTCTTCTGGCGATCCGTTGTCAGGCTGACAAAGACGCGGTGTTCGATGGGTTCGCGCGACCCGGCCGGATACGCGATCACGACGGCGTTGATCAGGTTCCGCGCCTGGTGCAGCCGCCATTGTTCGGCGGCGGCATCGTCGTCCCATGTGAAGTGCGGATGGAGTGGCGATTCTTCCGCCCGAGCGGACGCCACCACATCGGACGGTTTGAGCGTCCCGCCGTGTTCTTCGGCGAGTCGTTTCAGTTCGGCGACGATGATCGGATTCTTCACTTGGCCTCCTCGATGTCAAACAAGCCCCAGCCCATGCCGGCGCTGTTCTTGCTGTCTGGTCGTCCTTCGCCGAGTCCGACCTGCTGACCGACGCGCATCATCAGGTTCGTCACGTCGTCGAGCGTGAACTGGTCGGCGTCATAGCGAATGCGGATCTTCGCTTTCCAGTCGTGGTACGCCGCACGAACCGTGACGTACGGCTGGCCAGTTTCGACGCGCGCCATGTCCTCCTGCTTGGTGGGTTTGCCGATGATGCGAATGAGTCGGATTTGCGGTTCTTCCGCGTCTTTGCCGTCCGGCATGTCGAACACTGACAACTTCGCCAGCGTCATCTTGAACCCGACCAATCGACAGGCCGAGATCAACGCCGCGCGAATGGATGCCGCGTTGAATCCGTCCCAGCCTTCCGTGCTGATGTAGCGGGCTTCTCGGTACAGGTCGTCGGTCTGTTTTGCTTCGCGGTTTTTCTTGCTGCCGGCGGCCTTGCCGGTTTCCATCTTCAACTTCATCTGGGCCTTCGTCTTTGCCGAGAAGCGATGAATCACAAGCGGAGCCGTGCCGATCACGTTGAACGTGGCGATGCCGAAGTTCGGCGGTTTGATTGTAACGGTGGTGGATGTTGGTGCGGTAGACTTCTGAGCAGCCATGAGTTGGCCCCCTCCTACGGGGCCGATTTACGGTTAGGGGCCGTTGGGTGCTGAACACACTCAACGGTTCCGCCTACTTTACTCTAGCGCCGAATCTAGCGCAACTGTTTCTGTCCTAAATAATTCCGTCCTGTTCATTCCTTCGGTATCGTCAACAGTGAACTGATCGACCTGCGTCTGCTGCGTCCGAGATCGGGCGTCACCCTACGCAGTCAAGATGTGACCGACTCCCAGACGGGCGTCACGCATCGGCAAAACCGAGTTTTGCCTGTGTGGTGACGCCCGTTTCGCGTTTCCCCACAGGCCATCACGAAGGGAAGCGCACCTATGGACCCGAAAGCACTCCGCGAACAAGCCAACAAGCTGGCCGTCGACATGCAGGCGATCACCACCAAGGCCAAGGCCGAGGCGCGTGACCTCACCGCCGACGAAGAGAAGCAATTCGACACGATGGACGCCGACCGCGACAAGTTGCTGGCGCAGGAGCGCCGCGCCTTGAAGATGGCCGAGCTCGAATCCGGCGAAGGCCGGCGCACGGCGCCGAATCCGACCGAGACGCGCACCACGCCGGAGACGCGCAAGGCCATTACCGACCAGGACCGCGCGTTTGGTCTGGCCGGCTGGTTGCTCGGAGGCAAGGCCGAGAACCGCGCCGAATTTCGGCAGGCCGCGGAGCGCATGGGCATGTCCCCGTCCTCCAAGAACCTGACCATGCGGCTTCCGTCGACGCCGCTCAAGTCCCTGCATCGGGAGGATGTGCGGGCCTGGGAAGAGCGCATCGTGAAGGACATCGTGTCACCGGACGGCGGCGGACATTTCACGCTGGCGATCAACGGCCTGCAGGCGCTCGAAACGGCGATGCTGCAGTTCGGGGGCATGCGCCAGGTGGCGACCGTGGTCCGCACGGACAACGGCAACGACCTCCAGTGGCCGACCACGAACGACACGTCGAATTCGGGGGCGCTGCTCGGGGAAGCCGCCGAACACACCGAGCTCGACATCACGTTCGACGACATGATCCTGAACGCCTTCAAGTACACCAGCCGACTCGTCAAGGTGTCGGTCGAGTACCTGCAGGACAACGCGATCAATGCGCCGGAAGTCATCGGGCGGCTGCTCGGTGAGCGTATCGGCCGCATCACCAACACGCACTTCACCACGGGCGATGGCAGCGCGAAGCCGCGCGGCATCGTGGCGGCGGCGACCAGTTCGAGCGTCACCACGGCGGCGGACGACGCGATCAGCTACGACAACATCGTCGACCTCGTGCATTCGGTGGACCCGGCCTATCGCTCGGGCGCGAAGTTCATGTTCAACGACACGACCCTTAAACTGCTCAAGAAGATCAAGGTCACGCAGTTCTCGGGCGACACGTCGGGCTATCCGCTGTGGCGCGCGGGGTTTGCCACGGGCGAACCGGACACGATTGACGGATACGGCTACGTCATCAATCAGCAGGTGGCGTCTGGGGCGAGCGAGAAGGCGATGGTGTTCGGCGCCTTGAGCAAGTACATCATCCGCGACGTCAAGGACATCACACTGGTCCGGCTGGACGAGCGGTATGCGGAATTCGGCCAGGTCGGCTTCCTGGCGTTCTCACGGCATGACGGCGACTTGCTCGACGCCGGCACGCACCCGGTCAAGTACCTGACGATGGGCAGCTAGTCGTCAGTCGACGTTCGGCGCCTCGAGAGCGGTGCGGTCCAAGGGGTCGCACCGCTCAAGGCGTGTCTGGAGGCGGGTGCGGATTCGATTTCGGCAGAGTGTGGCCCATACGCGCGGGGCGTTTCGGGCTGGTCAGGTAGTGTCGGTCCCTATGCTGCCGGCCGGCTGGGATGCCTGGCTGAAGGCGGGCGTGATTGTCCTAGTGGCCGAGGATCTGGATGAGCGCGCGGTGGCGCCGGGTTTACCAGAGGCGGCGGTGAGGCCGAGTGGGCGCAGTAGACGAGCCGCGCGTCGCGCGCAAGTGGCCGGGTAGCACGATTGTCTGCGCGGCCTCTGGGCCGAGCCTGACGTCGGCCGATCTGGCGCTGGTGCGACAGTTCCCACTGGTGGCCGTGAACGACGTGTACCGCATTGCGCCGTGGGCGGACGCGCTGGTGGCGGCCGACGCCTCCTGGTGGCACAAGCACGAAGGCGTCCAGGGATTTGCCGGCGAGAAGTGGTCGATTGAGCATTCCACATGGGCACGGTATCGGGAACGGTGGCCGGATGTGAAGCGACTGCGACATACCGGCGCCGAGGGGATCGAGACCGATCCGACCGCGTTGCGGAGCGGGCAAAACTCGGGTGCCTTGGCGGTCGGGCTCGCGGTGCATTACGGCGCGTCCAGAATTCTGCTCCTGGGTTATGACATGGGACACGCTGCGAACGGCCCCTCGCATTTTTTCGGGGAACATCACGGCTCCTTACGTCAACGCAGTCCCTACTCCACCTTCATCGCCAAGTTTCAGACGATGGTCGCGCCGCTTCGGGCGCTGGGTATTACCGTGATCAACTGTTCACGCGAGACGCGCCTGACGTGTTTTCCACGGCAGTCGCTGGAGTCGGTGCTGTGACCTACGTGGCCCCGTCAAAAGTCCTGGCGCACCTTGACCGGCTGGCGGCGTGGCAGCAAGGCGACACACCAGCGCCGGTGACGGTGGAAATCGATCTCACCAATATCTGCTCCCTCGGGTGTCAGTTCTGCCACTTCGCGCACACGCATGTCGGGGGTCCGTGGGCCGACAAGCCCGAGAAGCCCGCCGGCTACGAGGACACCGGACGATTCGCGGATGCCGGGCTTCTGATGGCGGCGTTCACAGACATGGCCGAGGCGGGCGTACGGGCCGTCGTGTTCAGCGGCGGTGGTGAACCGACCCTCCACCCGCGCTTTGATGACATCGTTAGAGCCGCGGCCGCGGCCGGGTTGCAGTTAGGCATGTATACGCTGGGCGGGCATCTGTCCGAAGCCCGCGCCGCCTTGGTGCGCCAGACGTTCGCATGGGTCGTGGTGTCGCTCGATGCGCCGGATGCCCTGGCGTACGCCACGGAAAAGCGCGTGCCGGCCATCCGGTTCCAGGCGGCGGTCGACGGCATTGTCCGGCTGTCACATGGCTCATGTGTGGTGGGCGTCTCGTTTCTGCTCCACGCGGAGAACTGGACGCGCACGTACGAGATGTTGGCACTGGGTCGGGCGCTCGGAGCGACCTATACGACCTTCCGGCCAACCATTGAAACCGATCCGCATGATTTAGCCGTAGCGACTGGGGATCGTTCATGGGTGACGGATGCCTGGCATGTCTTACATGGACTCGCCGCGCACCCCGACGTCGAAATCGATCCGCCGCGGTTCGCGGAATACCGCGACTGGCACGGCCGCTCATACCAGACGTGCTACGGCATTCGCCTCGTGACGCAAGTCACCCCGGACGGCCGCGTGTGGGTCTGTCCGAATCGGCGCGGGATGCCGGGGTCTGAGCTCGGCAACCTGCAAACCGAATCTTTCGCCTCGATCTGGCGCCGGCACCCGGGACAGTGGACCGACTTCTCCGCCTGTCGCGTCATGTGCCGATTGCACCTCGTCAATGAAACGCTCGATACGGTATACAAGCCGCGCCGGCATGAGGCGTTCATATGACGCGCCTGACGCTCGGGATCGCCTACTACCAGAATCCCGGTATGTTGGCGCAGCAGTTCCGCGTCTGGGCTGCCTATCCCGTCGCGCTGAAAGCGCAGATCGAAGCGATTGTCGTGGATGACAGTTCGCCCGAACCGGCCGCCCATGTGCCGCGGCCTGCCGGTCTGCCGAAGCTCACCATCGGCCGGCTGGCGGACGTGGCCGATCCGTGTACCCCACCGTGGCGTCAGGACGCCGCGCGCAATCGGGCCGCCCATGAAGCGGCCGGCGAGTGGCTGTTTCTCACTGACATGGATCATGTCCTGCCATCCGAGAGCCTGGCGTACATTTTCAACCACTGCCTTGACGGCCCAGATGTGGTGTACACGTTTCAGCGCCTCGATGCGCCGAACCTCACCCCAAAGCTGGACACACACGGGCTCCCG